TTGCCACAAAATCTGCCATTGCATTTGGTAACTTTTAACATGGAGCAATAGATGTCAAGAATTGTTTGTCGTACACCGTCCACAGGATTGCCAGAAACACTATATTTGGTAGATGTTCCAGTCTCAATGACCACACTAGATGGAGGTCTTACCGGAGCAGATGCACCAGATTATAGTGTGCCAGATCCTTCTAACCAATACGAAGTAAGAGATCCCAGCGATCCTACACGGGCTATTTTGCCAGGACAGATATTTTTCCTTACTCCGTTGTCGGTTACTAACAAAACCGCATCAGACGAAACCCTGGATGTGCAGATACTGCTGGAGGGTGGCAACACCACCATCAGTCTTGGCACTGTGGTGGTTCCGGCCTATGACACCGCCTATGTTCCCCTCAACGGTAGAAGCCTGCTCAAATTTGATGCCAACAGTGTCAATGGAGACCAACTACAGGTCAGCGCCAGCACTGCCAACGTGTTTGACGTGGTGATATCAGGTGACTTGTCACCAGCCAGTCAAAATCTTGGAAACGTTACAATCATACCCACACCATAATGGCACGCTTACTTTCCGGTCGCGTCGCGACTATTCCGCCCACAGAAGTTCCGGCCGATCGATATGATTGGACTGAAACCAGTATCTCTGAACCAAACTTGGGCGTGCCCGCAGTCAATGGATATATTCTGGCATCGCAAACAGACGGCACTAGAAACTGGATACCAAACGCAGGAGCAACTGGACCACAAGGCCCACAAGGCCCACAAGGACCCATTGGCGCCACAGGTGCCACAGGACCACAAGGACCACAAGGACCTAACGGTGCCACAGGCGCTACTGGTCCACAAGGACCACAAGGACCACAAGGACCACAAGGAGCATCAATTATTATTCTTGGCAGTGTGCCTAATGTAAACGTTGTTCCTCCAGGAAACCCACAAACAACTTTAAACGCAGCATTTCCAGGTGCTGTGGCCGGTAATGGTGTTATCGATGCAGCCACTGGCGATTTATGGGTGTATGATGGTGTACTTTGGAATAATGTAGGACAGATTAGAGGCCCACAGGGTCCACAGGGACCACAAGGACCTATTGGTGCAACGGGCGCCACGGGGCCACAGGGCCCACAGGGACCGCAAGGGCCTACTGGACCACAAGGACCTGAAGGTGCAACTGGACCACAAGGACCCACTGGACCACAAGGACCTGAAGGTGCCACCGGACCACAAGGGCCCACTGGCCCACAGGGACCACGCGGACCACAGGGACCAATAGGTGCCACTGGTGCCACCGGACCACAAGGACCACAAGGACCACAAGGACCCATTGGTGCCACAGGATTTTTAGGAGCAACTGGACAAGGTGCCACAGGTAGCACCGGACCACAGGGACCACAAGGACCACAGGGGCCATTTGGACTTACTGGACCACAAGGACCACGTGGGCCACAGGGACCCACAGGACCACAAGGACCAGAAGGAGCCACTGGATTTACTGGTAGCACAGGACCATCTGGCGGACCAATCGGCGCCACTGGTGCATCTGGACCTTCGGGACCACAAGGACCACAAGGACCAATTGGTTCCACAGGACCATCGGGCGGTCCAATTGGTGCCACAGGCGCCACGGGCCCACAAGGCCCACAGGGATTTACCGGCCCACAAGGACCAGAAGGTGCCACTGGAGCAACCGGACCACAAGGACCACGTGGGCCACAGGGCCCACAAGGACCACAAGGATCCACCGGTCCAGGAGCCACAGGCGCCACTGGGCCACAAGGACCACAAGGACCCACAGGCGCCACCGGACCACAAGGACCACAAGGACCCACAGGTCCTAACACTGCAATCAATGCCACATCTCAATCTACTAGTTTATCTACATTCTATCCTGTGTTTTTATCAGTTGCTGGAGTAGCAGTAGCTCCGTTGGTCGACGACAATGCAGCAAATGCTGTCAGTGGACTTACTTACGTTCCGGGCAGCGGCACGCTGACATCGGCAATTTTTGCTGGCACAGCCAGTTCGGCCAGATACGCTGACTTGGCAGAAAGATATCTGTCAGATCAGACCTACGATCCAGGCACTGTGATGGAGTTTGGCGGCGCCAAAGAAGTGACCATAAGTCAACATTCGCATTCTACGCGAGTGGCTGGCGCAGTTTCTACCGCACCTGCTTACGAAATGAACACAGGATTAGAAGGTGAACATGTGGTGGCCATAGCCTTGACTGGTCGTGTGCCTTGTCAAGTGGTTGGTACCATACACAAAGGTGATCTGCTGGTGTCCAGTGATATGCCCGGCGTGGCTACTGTTTTAGATCTGACAAATTATCAACCGGGTTGTGTGTTGGGCAAAGCTCTTGAAGACTATGATTCTGACACAGTTGGCACAATCACTGTGGTAGTAGGCAAGATCTAACCTGTTTGGATTTGTTGTTCTACCACGGCTATTTTGGTTTGAACAGCATCAAAGTTAACAGTGCTCCACAGGCCAGGATGCATGGGTTTTGGCCATACTCCCGAAGCAATCCAGGCATAGCCCTGATGTTCGTGATTGAGAACAGGTATAAATTCCGAAGCCACGCTGCAAAAAAATGTATGGTATGCAAAACCGTGATCGTTGGTGGTAAACTTTTCCAACGGCACTAGACGCAGATATTCAGGCATTGATCCTAGTTCTTCGCAACACTCTCGTTTGATAGCTTGAATCAATGTTTCTCCAGGCTCAATCCTTCCGCCGGGCAGGCCCCAGGTATCTGGATGTTTTGGATCATTGCGCATGAGATACAAGTATCTGCCAGTGGCCACAGCATAAAACCAAACACCTACTGCATTTACAGAACTAGGCTCCATTGTCCTCCCGGATATAGACCTTGATAACTCTTGACCCAGGCATTAGCGATCCACTTGTATTGAATGCTTGTGGTTAGGTTGGTTACGTATTGTATGTTGTTGGGACTACTGTTGCTGGCAAAGCTGACTGCCCAATGAGTTCCTGTGTATTCAATGATGTCGTTGGCCTTGGCCACCAATGGTTGATTGTTTTGCCCTTGCCAAGCCACTGGAGATGTAGTTGATTCATTTGATCCGGTATCTTCGGTCAGCAAGTATCGTTGTCCCTGTGCAGGTGGTGCCAGTCCTGCGTTGGGCCCACTGAGCAAAGGATTGATCACAGCATTGACTGGTGCCAGGGTGTTTGCTGGCAAGGTATCTGGATCCACGTTAAACAACAAAAATCTATTGTCAGTGGGGTCATAGGCAACAGTGCCTATGACTTCGGTGTCGTCTTCTTGTGCTAATCTCACATAGCTAATACCGGGCCTTAGCACACCATACATGCCCACAATGGCCTGCCACATTAGATCACTGTCGGGGCTGTCGGGCGGCGCCAGACTAGTATTGGGTGGTTGAACGACTTCAGATTGTTTCAATGCCTGCAACCTGTTTCCAATCAACAACACTTGATAACTGTAAGGTGTTATCACTTGACGAGTGCCCAGCAATAAATCATTGTTCAACACTGCATTTGAAGCGTCTCCTTGGGCATCAAATATCTGAGCAATAATGCGTTCGACCACACCCAGTTTCTTGACCTTGGCTGGACTTGAAATCCAAATGGGCAAGGCAAATGTTAGAGTGGCAATATCAATGGGATTTTCTGTGCCCTGAGGTATGACACGACTGGTCCACTGTGTGCTTTCTAATTCCACAATGCTGAGGCTGGTCCAATCAATGTAGTTGTCGGTGCTTTGTATTTCCAGGCTGGGATTGAACAACACCAACATCTGTTCAAGTATCTGCATTTTTTGATTGGTGTTGCTGGTCCAGATATCCAATTTTAATGTGAGCTTGTAAGGCACGGGCATCAAACGTTCAATAGTAAATGCATTACCTTGCGTGGTTTCGTAGCTGTTGGTGGCTTCGTCGTAGGTTCTTTGACGCACATTGATCTTGCTGACAAAGTAAGGTTCCTGCATTCTAGGACGGTCATAGTCAAGACCAGAAATATAAAAAGTCATCAAGGGTGTAGCTGGCATGCCTGACGCTGAATTTTCTTGCAGGATGGTCTGTGCTTGTCGGGTGGCATCGCCATACCGTACTGGTACACGAACCAATGTGTGGTCAGTGCCTTCTTCGTTGCGACCATACTCTACTTGGAAGTTTGAAAAAATCCTAGCAAACTGCAATAGGAATCTGCGTATCTGTTCGTCGTAAAAAAATATAGGAGTCAGTGCTGGC